GGATGGGTTTTGTTTTACCTGCTGCATTGTCATACCAGTTGCTGCTGTCAGATATCGTGCGCCGACACGGTGACTACCTTCTTCATTGCACAGGATTATACAGTTAGCACCCTGTGCAGCAAGACCATTGGGACTAGCAATCAAGCTGGCATGAAACGATGTCTTGCCCGTGTTAGGCCGTGCGCCAATCTCAATTAGATGACCTGCATTGATACCATCAACCTGCCGACCAAGTGTTGGTATGTTGAATGTCCAACGTGCTTCAAGATCATTCTTAGCAAGCAGCGTGTCAATGTCGATGTCATCCCACTCTACATTGAGATCAGGCAAGAAGTCGTCATTGTACTGCTCAAGTATCATGCGTAGCTTTTCAAGGCTGGCTTGATCACCATTCACATAGTCAAAGCCTAACTCAGCAATGTCTGTGCCTACCACCTGTTGAAACAGTTTAGACAACACTTCCTGTGCCACGTCTGAACCCATAGGTGTTTCTTTCCTGATCTGCTTGAACAGCAACTCAAAGGATTGCTTGTTAGCAGTGGTCATAGACGGGTTGTTTGACAGGAACAGTGCTTCTGTTTCTTCCGGTGTTACACTCCGGTTGTATCGCTCCATTGCGATGTCAATGGTCTTCTTGATCTTACGTGCATCTGCACCAAAAAGACGGTCAGGGCATTTGGCTCCACGATGATTGTCGTAAAACTCTTTGTCCATCAAACTTCTGATGATTGATAATTCCATTGGTTTTCTCCTTTATACTAGCGGAAAGCAAGCAGCTTATCCACGTCTTGTCGGGTTCGGTATTTGATGTCGTCATGTAAACGAAGCACTTTCACATCGTTTACGTATCCTCTTAACTCTTTAGCAAACTGTAGCGTCTTTGGCAATGCGTCGGGGTCTAGTGCCATAATGGCTGTTGAGAACTGCGTTAGATACCCTTTATGCGCTTCAGATAACGATGTACCTAGAAGAGCAACCCCGACAAAGGAACCGTAACCACCAACAACGGCTGCGCTAACACAGTCCTCAACAACAACAGCGACATTACCACTACCAGAAACATATGGCAAGCTATTATTTCCATATCTTTTCCATTTAGGTAGCTTCTTGCCCATTGCACGACCTGCTGCATCCACAATCTTGTTGTCATGTACGATAGGAAAAACAACTCTGTGATCCTTTACATCGTACAAAAGACCAAGTTCTTCTGCATTCAAGCCATACAATTCTGATGCCCACTCTGCTACATCTGAATCACGAGATACCACATACTCTGGTAGTACAAATGGTTCAGTTACAGAGTTAGGTTTATTCATGTTACGAAGATCATTCAATGTAAGTTTCACACGTGCTGTTCCACCTACACTGCAAGATGCCTTGTAACAATTCCACAAAAGAGAACCCATATTATTTGTAGCAGTAAATGTCTTGTACGATCTACATACAGGACAATTAAGCCTACGAGTTTCCCCTGCAGGAATATCCAAGTCTTCTACAAACATTTTTATATCCATTGTATATATTCCTATTATATATGTTTATATATAGTCCGTTGGGCAATCACGATGTCTTAATATCACGATTTTGACGACTCGTCAATGCTAAATCTGCACTAGCAAAAGTGTTTTTCATGTAAGGCTTTACACTTTGTGGATTAGCATGTCCTGTAACCGACATAATATTGCCCATAGATACACCGGCCTCAACCATCTCAGTTGTACCAGTACGCCGAAGGTCAGACAACCTCAACTCATCAGGTAATCCAGCATCCCGCATGATACGACGTGCAACTTTAGGTAGCCGGTTAACTGTATAAGGTTTGTAAACACCTCGTATTGGTTCTGTCATAGGTGCTACGTAAGGTTGAAAACCAAAGTCGCTCTCTTGTTCTATTAACATCTCTGTTAATTGTTGCGATATTGGCAAAAATACCTCTGCCTTACGTTTCGATTGCTTGATATACACACGTGACCCAGACAAATCCAATGCATCCCAAGTCAGTAGCCGCATGTCACCCAATCTCTGGCACCATTCATATGCCATCTGTGCGATTAAACCCACGTTACGGGTGCTAAAATCGCCGTAGGCCGAGTCTAAGAAGTCCTGTACCTGTTGCCTACTCCACACAGTTCTACGGACGCTCACAGGGCGTTTTTTGACAGCCAAAAATGGATTCACCAAAGTCATCTCCATGTGTAGACCATGATTAAATAGAATGCGAGAGGTAGACAGCACATGATTAGCTAAGTGAATGCCTCTGTCGCACCACTGATTGTAGGCCAGCTTGGCCATTCGGGATGACACTTTGTCACATTGCCTATCCCGAATAGCTTTGCTTTCCACTACAGTGTCCAGCATAATTTTTAGATGATATTGATACTGTTTCTTAGTTTCATCCCGTAAGTTATTGAACTCATAGGAATTGTAGTAATCATCTACCACACTCTGTAGTGAGTATTTCATTATGCTGCCACCAGTTGACGAAACTGTGGTGCGCTAGTCCACTTTGCTACTTCTTGCTCACGCTTCCACATGTTTTCTGCTTGGGTATCGTTGCCTGTATTCTTCAACGCAAACCCATTGCCTATGTCAGCGTGACTAGAGTAGTTAGTGAAGGCAGAATATAATGCCCATACATTTTGGCCACGGGTAGCAGCCTCGTGATTATACAAGCTGAACATCTTTTCAGACATTTGTTTTGACATTATGTGTCCCAGCATTTCTTTGACATCCATAGTATACAGATGCTTCTCAGCCCAACTCTGATACTTGTCAGCCGATTCATTGAAGTCTGACATGGTGTTCTTCAATTCTTTGATGAAGTTTTCGATGTCAAAGTTAGATGTATTCTTCCGCTTAACCTGATCAAAGTCTCCAGTGATCATCCCGTTTGTGCAGAAGAAATCAATAGAACCGAAGTATACTTGATTGGAACAGCTACCATCAATGCCATGTAAGGCAATCAATCGCGGTGCAATCGTTGTTGTGTGCTTGTCTGATTGAATCTTACGCAGCACGTTAGGCATTACCATGTCCATCATAATCCACGCATTGTTACGTGCAGCCCTGAAGTTGATGTTCATGCTATCACAGAACTCCTCTCCAAGATGCTCTGACACAGCGTTATGCGCACGGGTAAAGAATGTACCGTGATCGACACAATTAAACTTTGTACCGACAATACCAAGGTAATCACCCGTGTTTCCATTGATAACATACTTAGATTTGTTGTACTTCGTTGGCTCAAACTTAACGGGAAAGTTGATGTGTTCTGGGATGAGTTCTTCTGCTGTAAAATCTAGTGGCATATTTTTTCTCCTCATAGTGTCGCAACTTGCGACGGTTAAAGCCCCGAAGGGCAAGTGATACTCTGTTATATAGATAACAAGAGCGTAAGTCAAGCGTTAATCCCACCTGTAGAACATGTGGTCACCTATCTGTACGACAGGCACTTTGCTTTCTGCCCATTCGGGCAGGACGTAGGTTGCATGGTAGTGTGTGGCACCCTCAACGAAGTCATCAAGGTTGCCTGTGTACACACCCTGTGCAATCAACGTAGCTTGCTGCCACGCTGTCTGGTCAGGTGTCTTGTCTGACTTACCGTCGCAGTACCAGCTAAACTGACAGCGATGGCGTACAGGAAAGTCCGGCTTCCATGAATATGTTGGCCCCTGTTTGACGACATCACATACAGTGTCAGGATACCTATCGTCATATACTCTGTTCATTACCACTTGGGCTACCGCAACCTGCCCTATAAAGGGCTGGTCACGGGCCTCATGGTAGATGTTCAATGCAAGGCAAACAATTGCTGCTTCAAACATTAAGTAATTCCCTCCAAGTTAAACTGACGCTGAAACCTGTTCATAGTATCTTCCAAGTCTTGAAGTTCAAGCACGGATAGACAACGAATGCCTCCCATGTCATTGTACAAGGCAGTTAAAAGAACACTACTAAGTTCTTTGTGCATTTTTACAAGGACATCACGTTGTTCTTCGGTAAGTTGCCTTATCCGATCCTCACGATCTTGTTCTTCCTCTTTACGAACTCTATCCCAATACGCAATTCTTTCTTTCTGTGTCATGTTTTCTATGCTTTTCTCTGTCATATCATCTTCTCCTTTTAATCACAAGAGGTGTGTCGGGATATCACAGCCACCCAACATTGCTGGTCTTCGTCGTAGTACGCTGGTGTCTCCAGCCTAGTGCCATACCCGAATGGGTGATAGCCACGAAAGTAATCCTCCACCTTACGTTCAAGTATGGTGCGGTCTTCGTGTTTGATGTTCACAGTTATCGTCTTCACGTCACTTCCTCTATCTTGTTCTGTTCAGTTGTGTGCTTCACATGGCAAGGGAAACAAATGATACGACACTTGCGTACCTCTGCCATGAGTTTCTTTAGGCTACCTGTAGCAAGGTCACCGACGTTTGCCTTCTTGGTGGATGGGTCAATGTGATCCATCTGCAGCAGCCAAGGATGCATATCTTTGTTGCCACAGACACTGCAGCCTTTATGCAGCTTATACTTATCCAGCCAACGCTTACGCCTAGCACGACGCTCAGAGTTACGCTTGCGTCTGTTCTTCTCGTGATTCTTGAAGGCATTAGGTAAACGCCACTCAAGAACGCCGTCAGATCGGATGCCGTGCAGGATACGTCCATCCTCACGCACATGCCCCCGGAAGACAGTCACGTTGTAGTCGTCTACTGTGTATTGAGTTATTGGTATCATTACAATCTCCTGTGAAATGGGGTGACCCGAAAGCCACCCCGTTGGCGAGACTACTTAGCCTCATGGATTACAAAGTCGCTACCGTTCTTGGACACAATCCGATACAGATTGTAGAATGGCATGCCGTAGTAACGGATGTGCTTGCCATCATTAACCTGAAAGAACTGACCATTCTCAGATGGTCCAGCATAGTATTTGCCCATGTGATTGAAGTCACGCTCATTGGTACGGTCAATCGAAGGCTTGGCACCTGAGAGTGCGTGAACGAGGTTGATAGCTTTGACTTTGATGTATGACATGATATGTCTCCTTTTACTGTTGGTTTGGGTGAGATAGCCACACCATTGCGGCTAACTCAATGTTTGTTGTCTGAAGTTCAGACAGGTCAGGCAGCACGTTGCTGAAACAACTTAGCCTGACGCTGCGCCTTGCGAGTAAGCTTCTTAGACTTATTCACACGACGCCAGTGGTCACGCTGACTGTCAGTCTTTGGCGTCACCCGCTTCATGCTTTCTACTTTGATTTGCATGATCTTTGTTCTCCTTCTTTCTGTTGTACTTTGTTTTGTCTGGCACTACTTGCTGCCGTCTCCTGTGCGTTTGAAGCAGTGCTTTAGCGATAGGATTTACAGTATCAGGACGTTTGACCATTGTCAACCACCATCGGATGAAAATTTTCATCTACCAGCCAACACGCCTGTTCTTCAGCTTTGCGGAACGCTTCGTCACGAGTGTTGTGCGCCGAATAATGCCCTCCCTTGCCGTTGAGATACGTGATGTCCAGCACCCAGCACCCAATGTCCTTCACGACAAGGACACTCTTGGTGTTGTTTGAGTTCATAGCTTTCCAGACATTCTTAGTGCCTGACAAAAGTTCCCAATGTGAGCAGTGATAAATCATTGTACTAATTCCTTTCCCTGTGCATGTGCAGCCTGATGATAATAGCGGGGTGCTTCTTTCCCGTCGAAGAATGTAGGCACGTCAATGCGATTGACAGTCTCCCACAGGAACTCCTGATAGTCCTCGCTGAGATCAGCCAGCTTGGCCTCCCACTCAGCCTGTGTCTCCACGTCTGTGGGTATCTCCTTGACGCCGATACTGTTGACAGCGAAGGTCGCCATCACGAATGCCATAGCGTCCGCTGGTCGGTCAACGCCTGACACAAGGTATGTATCACCACCCTTGAACTTCCAGTAGGCATTACCACTCTCAAACTTACCGTCATCGTCATGTGCGCCATAGTTCTCCAAAGTCTGCATGTGTACTGCGTATGTCATTATACATCTCCTTGTCTGATGTTCAGACAGCTAGTTGATAACAAAGCCGGACGTGTCCTGCTTGGCCTTCTTGCCCTTTGCCACAAGGCCAACGACTACACCCTTGGGGTCAAGGAATCGCAGGTCGTCCTTGTCACCGTCAATGACACGCAACCCACGGAAGGTGTCCGGCAAGCTGTGACGGAATACTACAGCCATGTTGACGCCAGTGTCAAGCACAGCCTGATGCACACTGTCTGCATAGTCCATGTCAGCCTCACTGTACGACAGCGTGAGGTGGT